GAGCAGTAGCTAAATGGTTACTGCTCTTTTCTATGCCCGCTGCCTTATTATGTAAACAAGAACGCAATCCACACATGGTTGCGGAACACCAGAGGCCACGGGGCGGCGGGCGCCTCTCCTGGTGGCAGAAGGGACAGGGATATGAGTAATCCAAGGCAAGCGAATGGAACACTGAGACGGAAGCATCGCGCAAGGTTCAAGGCTATGAACTCTCCATGTGGAATATGTAAAGGACGATTAGGTCCAATCCATTATGATGAACCGTCCGACGCTCAGCATCCGCTGTCCTTCGTCATCGATGAGATCAGACCAGTGAGCAGGTGGAAGCAGTTTGGTTATGATTCTGCGAAAGCTTGCGCACAAGATTGGAATAATCTGCAGGCGGCGCACTACTGCTGCAATCAAGCAAAAGGCAATAAGGTGCACTTCGGGAAGCTGGCCCAGGCTCCCAGCGTGAGCATGGACTGGTGAGGTGGGGAGGAGACCCCGGGCCCCGTCCGGCCCTACAAGTACAGCCGCCAGCGCCGATTTACACACAGGGAATTACAAAAATGGATAGACTTGGAAAATTAAAGGATTTAGAGTCGAGGTTGCTCGCATCCATGGACGAATGCGACATTAGATCTCTGGCGGCCTTGGCTAGACAGTACCGGGAAACTTTAGCAGAGATTGAACAGATAGAGGGTGATCAAGGTAGCGACGACGATATTGCAAGAATCCTCTCCAAGAGAGCTGATCTTGGGAAGGCAGGAGCCGTCCGCAAGAATCTGTCCTGATTACACGGAGACAGATGGAGGAGATGCTGCGGATCTGCTTGAGGTTGGCGGGCTGATCCTGGACAAATGGCAAAGGCTCATTCTTAATGACTGGATGGCCGTCCATTTTGGCGGATGGGTCTGCCGGACAGGTGGCGCGTCCATTCCCAGGCAGAACGGAAAGACAGGCTTGGTCCAAGCCAGGGCAAGCGCAGGCATGCTCATGTACAACGAGCAGGTCTTATATACGGCGCATCTGCAGAAGACGTCAACAGAGACGTTCGAAGAGATGGCGTCGTTTTTTGATGCTCCTAAAATCCGCAACTATGTGAAGGACATCAAGACTGCCCTGGGCAGAGAACAGATCATTCTGACTTCCGGAGCCAGAGTCAAGTTTCTAGCAAGGACCAGGAACGGGGGCAGGGGACAGCATGGAGATCTTCTGATATTTGATGAGGCCCAGGAGTTGGATGAAAATCAGCAGGCTTCTTTTATCCCTGCGATATCTGCCTCACAGAATCCGCAGGTGCTGTATGTGGGGACTCCTCCTGATCCAGAATGCCCTGGAGTAGTTTTCCGAGGAATCAGGGACGGCGCGCTTGGGAAGAAGACAAAGACGACAGCCTGGGCAGAATACTCTGTCAAGACCATCGGAGATATCCATGACAAGGAGCGATGGGCAAGGACGAACCCTGCGCTTGGCAGAAGAATTAAAGTGACTACGATCGAGGGCGAAGTGGAACAAATGCCGCCTGATACTTTTGCGCGTGAGCGCTTAGGCTGGTGGACGCCGGTTGTGGTCCATGAATTAAATTATGCCATCGACACAAAGCTGTGGGACTCATGTGCGTCTACGCATCCAGGGCCTCAGGGGAAGATCGCTTATGGCGTAAAATTTACCATTGACGGCTCAGAAGTATGCCTATGTGGAGCGTCAGTTTCTCCGGAAGGAGAAGCCAGGATAGAGCTCATCGACAGGAAGCCGACCGGCTTGGGCATCCAATGGCTAGCTGACTGGCTCAATGCCAGGTATAAAAAGGCCTCCTGCGTCGTGATCGATGGGAGGAACGGGGTCGATGTGCTTATCGACAAGCTGGTCAGCACATGGAGATACAAAGGCTCTGTGATCCGGCCGAACGCGAAGCAAGTCCTTGCTGCAGTGGGCATGCTGACCAATGGATTGAGCGAACATACGCTTACATGGTTCCAGCCCCAGGCAGATCTGCGTGAATCCGCGGTCACATCAGTCAAAAGGAACATCAGCGGGGGCTGGGGATTCGGAGGAGACAATTCTGCTCCGATCGAGGCCTGTGCGCTGGCGCTCTGGGGGGCGAAAACATCAACAAGGAATCCAGGAAAGAAAATGAAGGTGGGATAAATGATTTTTAACCTAAATCCCTTCAATGTCGTGGGACTGGGGGATAGAGAACGCGTTCAGCTGCAGAGCTTGATTAACATCTATGCTTCGCATTTATCTAAGAACGCACAAAAAGACAAATATTACGAAGGGAACATATCCCTTGGAGAGGTCAACCTTGGCATTGCTTTGCCAAAGGGGATGGCAGGGCTTGAGATCGGATGCGCCTGGGGCGCCAAGACGGTCGATGTGCTGGCCGCCAGGTCCATGTTCGACGGGTACGTTGGAACAAACGGATATGACGTCGAGGCCCTCAACAAGATCGTAGATGACAACGATCTACTCTATGAGTACATGAAGGCCTGCCGGGACGAGCTGAAGTATGGCTGTACTTTTGCGACTCTGTCCGCAGATCCGGACATCGGCTGTAAGATCCGATTCCATTCCCCGCAGACGGCAGCGGCTAAGTGGTCCGGAGACAAGGGCAGGATTGAGTGTGGTTTTGCTGTAGTCGATACTGCACCGAGCAACGTGATCGGAGAAGCCTGGGAGCCGAAGGTCATTAATTTCTACACCGACACAGATATCTGGGTGCTGATCCGAGACGGCAGCATCTGGAACGCTGAGAGATATCCGCATAGGATGGGAAGGCCGTTGATGGAGGCCCTGGTGTGGAATGCTACCAGCTCCAAGCCTTTCGGTCGGTCCAGGATTAAGGAACCGATCCGGAGACTCATCCAGGGCTATGTCAGGACCATTGCCAATGCAACCATCGGCTTAGAATTTGCGACCGCTCCACAGAAGTACATCCTTGGAGTTACTGATGACCAGTTCGATGAGATCACGCAGAGCAAATTCAAGCAGTATGTCGGCAATATCTTGGCGGCGACTACTAATCCAGACACCGGTGAGAAGCCTGCCTTTGGTCAGCTCCAGCAGGGGAATATCTCTCCGCATGTTGAGATGCTCCGGATCTTGGCGACTCAGTATTCCGCCGCTACAGGGCTGACAGTGACAGATACCGGAGTAGTTAACGATGCAAATCCGACCAGCTCCGATGCGATCCTGGCACAGAGCCAGACACTAGTTGGAATGGCAGAACAGCTGAACGCCGGCAATGGGGACTCTCTGAAGACGATTGCGCTGATGGCCCTGGCTATTGTTGGGCAAACAACGATGGAAGGGCTTCCGGATGATCAGAAGGGCGTTGTGGCTCACTTCAAGAACCCAGCCATGCCGAGTGTCGCAGTGACATCTGATGCGGCCATTAAGATCGCATCAGCAAGGCCTGCTTTCGCTAATACTGACACGTTCCTGGAGATGATCGGCTTTAACCAGGCCGACATCCGCCGGATCAGAGCTCAGGAGCAGAGAGCAAGAGGGCTTGAGTTGTACGAGTCACTTACTGAGGAATTAGAGTATGACGATACCGGACAGGATATGGCGTAGATACATCGACGGCCTCAAGCGGGTAGATAAAGAAGCTGGCAGAAAAATGTTTTCTTATCTGGCGCATCATGAATGGTTCCGTAACAATCGGACCATGCAGGCTGCCATTGATTATGCTTTCTCTCTGGCTACAGCTTATGGGGAGGCGGCGACCTCTTTGGCTTGCGAGATGTACGATGCGGTGGCAGAGGCTTCCGGATTCGGCGCAGCTCCCGCTATACCGGCAGCTACAGCAAGCTATGAAGAAGTGACCATTGCCATGACAGGGACGAAGAGCAATCCGAATCTGATGGCTAATGCGGTCAGCAGATTGGTCAAGATGGCGGGGGCAGACACAACTCTGTATAATGCTGCGCGAGACGGGGCCCAGTTCGCCTGGGTGCCTGCCGGAGATACCTGTGCATTCTGCATCGCGCTTGCTTCCAGAGGCTGGCAGTACATGAGCAAGAACGCTTTAAAGAACGGTCACGCCGAGCACATTCACGCAAACTGCGATTGTACTTATGCGATCCGCTTTAATGAGAACATGTCTGTGAAGGGATATGATCCGGATGAATATGCGAACATCTACTATTATGCGGAAGGCAATACTCCTAAACAGAGGATTAATGCTATCCGTCGAGAGGCCTATGCCAAGAACAAAGAGAAGATAAACGCACAAAAGCGGAGCGCTTATGCCAAGAGCAAGGAGCTGGAGTCATCATCCGCAGAGGAGATTGAAGTATGAAATATATGATCCATGCGTGCCCAAAAAGAATGTGGTATGTGGGTGACTATTTGATTCCCTCTATGCTCGATCAGGGCATCGACAAAGGGAACATTATTGTCTGGAATGACATAGATGGAGCCGGCAACCTTGCGTCCTGCCTTGCGTCTTTCGCTTCCTGCCAGGAAGAGGGAGAGACATGGCATCTGCAGGACGATGTTGTTATTTGCCATGACTTTGCAGAACGCACAGCATCGGCACCGAAGGGGGTGGTCTGCGGATTTTGCGTCGGAAGATATGAGGATGCAATCGTTGAGGGTGAGACGTATACCAAATATATGTGGCAGTCTTCTTTCCAGTGCATCAAGATCCCGAACTATCTCGCAGTGGAGTTTACTGAGTGGATCGAGCGGGAGAAACACCGACTGCAGGACCACATCAGCACAGGCAAGCGTGACGATCTGCTTTTCCGGATCTTCATCATGGAAGAGCATTTTTCTATGAATGTATACAACATGTCTCCGCATCTTGTGGACCATGTGGACTGGCTGATCGGAGGGTCAGTCATTAATCAATGCAGAGGATTCCTTCCCAGAGGTTTGTTCTGGGAGGATGAAGAGATAATTGAAGATTTGAAGCAAAAATTAGCAGGACGATAAGCCCTGCTTTTTTCATGTCCGGAAGGACGTAAAACTATCAACGACTACGAGATGCGACCTCGTAAAAAGCGTAAGGAGGAACATATGAAACGAGAAGACATCACCGGCTTATTCCCGGAAGCAACGCAGGAACAGATTAATAAGATCATGTCCATCAATGGCTCAGACATCAATGCTGCCAAGAAGGGACTCACGGATCTGCAGGCAGAACATCAGACTGCGCAGGAGACGATTAAGGAATTGCAGTCACAGATCGCCAAGAGCAATGAGAGGCTGGAACAGTTTGATGCTATCCAGACCGAACTCGCTGAACTGAAGCAGGCCAACGAGATCCGGGACATGAAAGCGAAGGTATCCAAAGCGACAGGCGTGCCAATGGATCTCCTGACAGGAGACACCGAAGAGGCATGCAAGGCCCAGGCGGAATCCATCAAAGAGTTCGCACGGCCGTCAACGTATCCGTCAATATACGACGGCGGGGAACCCGGAGGAACTTCTCCGAAACAAACAACACGAGAACAATTTGCTGAGTGGTTCAACTCTCAGCACTAATCTAGGAGGTTAACTATGTCTATTGTAGGTAGTGGAGTACCCACCAACAGAACAAATATTCAGCTCCCGAATGACGTGAGCACAGAAATCTTACAGAAAACACAGGAAGGCTCTATGGTTATGCAGCTGGCTCGCCAGATTGCACTGCCCGGAAGAGGCACACAGATCCCGATCATCGCAGGCGATCCTGAGGCTTCTTGGGTATCTGAGACAGGAGTTAAGCCTGTATCCAACCCGACACTCGACAAGAAGATCATGCAGGCTCACAAGCTGGCTGTTATCGTTCCGTTCTCAAACGAGTTCGCTCGTGATGCAGCTGCTCTTTATGACGCGCTGATCGCTCGTCTTCCTGGCGTTCTTGCTAAGAAGTTCGACAACACTGTATTCTTCGGCCCTCCGGCTGGAACAACTCTCGCAAACTTTGACAACTTTAGTGCTGTAACAGGTTACGCACTGGATACAGCCAACAAGACTGCTTATGACGGACTCGTTGCAGCAGACGTAGCTATCTCCGCACAGGGCGGAACAGTTAGCGGTTATGCATTCTCCCCTCAGGGGCGTGGAGTACTTTTAGCAGCACAGGATGCTGACAAGAGACCGTTATTCGTTAACTCTGTAGCAGAGGGTGCTATTGCCAGAATCCTCGGAGCTCCTACTTACTTCGGATCTGCAGCATACAAGGCAGGAACCGCTGGAGCAGGAACTGATCCTGGAACACCTGATATCGTTGGTTTCGCAGGTGACTGGACTCATGCTATGTACGGCGTGGTTGAGGGAGTTAAGATCGATTACTCTGCTGACGCTACTCTTGTAGTTGGAACCGATACCACTATCAACCTTTTCCAGCAGAATATGTTTGCAGTAAGGGCCGAGATCGAGGTCGGATTTGTGGCTGAGACCGCTTACTTCGGTGCTCTGACCAGAACACATGCTTAAGCTGATTGACCGGGTTACGGGCGTAGAGATCTATGTCCCGGCTGAAAAACTAGAGGAATATCTGGCAGCCGGCCACAAGCTGCCAGAAGAACCCAAGGAGAAACCCAAAAAAAAGACCAGGAAGAAGGGGTGATCCAATGGCTTATGCGACGACGGACGACGTCCAGGCTCGGATGACCACCACGATGAACGCAGACGTTCTTGCAGTTTGTTCCACTCTCCTGGATGACGTTGCTGTCTTAATTGACAGCTACAACACCAAAGCTTCCGACGACGCCAAGAAGACTGTATCCTGTTCAGCTGTGATCCGGGCTTTGAGCGTCACGGATGCAAGCGTTCCGATCGGCGCAAGCCAGGGATCTATGTCTGCGTTGGGATATTCCCAGACTTGGACCATGCAAAACGGCGGGACGGGAGAGTTATACCTGTCAAAGGCAGAGCGGAAGATGCTTGGGGTAGGGGATCGAATTGGATCATGGTCCCCGGTGCAGGAATTGGTGGTGACAGAATGAAAGGCGTGACCATCGATTTATATAACCGCGTGCAATCCGGTCTGGACGAGTTCAACCATCCAATTTATCGGGAGACGGTGGAACAGATCGACAATGTCCTCATAGGCGAACCGTCTACCCAGGAGATCGTGGACGAGCTCAACCTGTCCGGCAAGACACTGGCCTATACCCTGGCGATTCCTAAGGGCGATACCCATGAATGGGAGAACAAGAGGGTGGGATTCTTCGGCGAAGTTTTTGAGGTGATTGGTAAACCTACGCAGGGAATCGACCATCTCATCCCGCTGTCTTGGAATAAAAAAGTGAAGGTGAGCAGATATGGCCAAGAGTAAATTCCAACTGAACGTGGCGGGCCTGAATGAGTTGATGAAGGGCTCAGAGATGCAGGCGGCATTAACGGAGGCCGGTAACGCTGTGGCCAGTGCTGCAGGAAGCGGATACGGCGTCCGGACTCATGTGGCAGACTGGACAGCTATCACTAATGTTTATCCGGAGACAGATGAAGCCAAGGACAAGAATTACAACGAAAACTCTCTTGTAAAGGCCCTGGGCGCAGCCGGACTCAGGATGTGATTTTTTTATGATTGAAACAATTATTTTGAAATATCTGGAGGAGGCGCTCGACGTGCCGGTCTACATGGAAGTCCCGGAGTATGACATTGAAGCCTTTGTCGTTCTGGAGAAAACCGGTTCCAGCAAGACCAACCACATTCCGACAGCCACCATCGCTTTGCAGTCTTATGGTCCGTCTCTTTATGAGGCGGCCCTGTTGAATGAACAGGTCAAGGATGCGATTGAGAGGATGGTGGAGCTGGATGAGGTAAGCGCCGTGCGTCTTAATTCAGATTACAACTTTACTGACTCGAGAACCAAACGATATAGATATCAGTGCCTGTATGTCATTACATACGGCATAGAATAGGAGCGATGACATGGCTAATGTAGTTGCTAACGTAACGACCGGCAAGCCGAAAGTGAGCGGGGCTATTTACCGCGCTGCTCTTGGCACCACGCTGCCGACAGATGCGACCACAGCCCTGGGAGATGGCTTTGCCTGTCTTGGATATGTTTCTGAGGACGGATTTGTAAATAGCAATTCCCCGGAGACTGAAGAGATCAAAGCCTGGGGCGG